GTTCTTCGGGACTACGGGTACCAAAATGGAGCATCGGATTGTAGCCAGCCTGGCGCATGCCATCGATCCATTGTTTGGCGCGATCGGCGAAATCGGGCTGCAAACTGTCAAGTGATGCTGCGGTCTTCGCATCATAATTGGTTGACACCGTCTGAGTTGACGTCGTCTGTTGCCCTTGGTCTTTTGTACTTCCTGGCAATAACGAACTCAGATCCTTGAACGCTATCGGTGCCGATTGTGTGGATGCATCACTGGACTGGCCCGAGAGTGGAATCAGAGCGGCAATACTTGGGTCAAGTTGTAAAGGATCATCAGGCATTTTACTGACCTGTGCCTACAAACTGATTTGAAGTGGTTTCCCACGGTCTGGGTTGCTGAAAGGCCTGTTGCGGCCAGTTCTCGGGCAAGATGCCGCCTAGCCAATTTAGTGTGGTCCCGAGTCCACTACCTAGATCGCCAGTTGATGTCAGTCCTCCGCCAATCACTGAGCCGGCGGTTTGCAATGCTCCGCCCGCTGCGGCTCCAACCGCTTGCGCGCCTTGGCGACCGTAAGATGGTTCAGGCGGCTGCGGTGGTGTGTAGCCTGGCGGAGTTGTGTAGGCACCTGCTTGTCCCGCCGGTTGTTGGACAGCTTGATTTTGGACTTGAACACCGGCCTTGGCACCGGTAGTAACGTTAGCAATCGCGGCATTCGCCTGGTCTGAGCTTCCGACTTGAACAAGCGGATTGCTTGTTTTCAGCAACGGATTGTACTTTTGCACATCAGGCGACATAAAATTCGAATTATACTTGGCAATCGCTTTATCAATCGCAGTCGTATCAAAATGATTATTCGCCCGATTATCGCGCAGGTTTTGCAGGTTTTGCATGATCCTCTGCTTGAGTTGGAAAACTCCTTGGTTGCCGGTTATATCAGAGTCCTGAATACGAGGCATCGTCGTGGTCTTAGCCAACTCAATCATTGATTCCTTTGTGGGGGATGCTCCCGTTTCACCCATTACCCCACGACCAATCGGCACCAGTGCAGCATCCGCAGCCCGGGAGAAGGCGAGTGCTTCAGGCGATGTAGCATCGGCGAATACATGCATGGCGCCGCCAAGAGATTTGATTTGACCACCGACACCGAGGTGCGGCTTTTCCATCATCTTATTGAAGTAATCACCCAGATTATTGACGGCATCGTAACCGTTTGTCATCGCATCGAGTTTCGCTAGGTCATCTCCTCCCAATTTTTGAATCTCACCGGTCTGCTCCCATTGTTTTTGGGCTTCCTGACTTTGCCTTCGGATAGTCTCTTCCTGTTCCGCGATACTTGAGCCTGGTATTGGAACTCCTGCTTGAGTTACCGCTGGCGTGACTGCCGCTTGCCGAGCTCCGAGTTGAGAACGCTCTTTCTGCGCTTGTTCGGCAACGGTCCGATGATAATTGTTAGCATCCTCTAAAGCCTTGCTTTCGATTGCTTTGATATCGTCAGGAGTTGGCAGCAAATTTTGGGCATGCTGCGCCTCAAGCATTCTTTGTCCTGTTAATGCAGCAAACGTGACCGGGTCATGAACTGTCATATTAGGCTGCACGTCCGGCACCGTGACCAGATCCGCACGAGGCGCGACATCACCTTGAACTTGAAGCTCGCCAACCGTTGCACCGCTTAGATCTGTAGCCATAAAGGTTATTGCATTGGTCGGAACGTTCTACCATCGGACATTAAATAACCCCGTTGTCCTCTGAGATTCGCTGTTTTTGAGCCCGATGGAATTGGATCTTTCCCTCCTAACGGCGCCCCAATTATTACACCGGCTTGCAGCGGGTTATAAATATCACCGCTTCCGAGTGGAGTCGGCTGAGCCGGTGTACCGGCAAGTTGTTGACCTGGAGTGACAGGTTGGGCCGGTTGTACGGCTTGCGCAGTTGGCACCGCTTGGTTTTGATTTGCCTGGTTCTGTTGAATAGGCAGTTTTCCAACGTTCACGCCAGCCGCTTGACCATAGCCGCTTTTAACCGCCTGAATCGTGTCAAGAAGTTTTGCGTGCTCAGTTGCAATGTCGGCAGTACTCTGTCCCATTTTCAACGCTTGTTCTCTCCGTGCTGCCTGGTCGGCTATCCATTGACCGGCATAAAGACCAACCATCGATTGTTTCGCACCCAAGCTTTTCCCCATGACGGCGTTGTACTCGTCTGGCGATAGTATCCCAGTTTGATGCATCGCGGTCAGCGTATCGTTGGCATCGACATTCTGTTTACCGATATTCGCCACGGTGCCAATCGCTTCGGCGATTGATTTGCCAGCTGCCGTGATGCCCGTTGCGTAGCCGGTACCGATGTCGGTAGGTTTTACGGTGTAGGTTAGGTTGAACGCCGGTGCCGGTAATGGATCACTCATTTTTTCTCTCCGAAATAGTCTGGCGTCCAGCCGAACTCCGCGGCCGCGCCTGAAACATTGATGATTTCCCGATTCATTTTCGGGCAGAAAACTTTAGCGCCTGGAGTCCGCTTGTCGACGCAGCGGATACATACCGGGTACCAATCGGAGTTGGTCGTCTTGTCAGGCCACTCGCACCGGTTCGCGATGTCGTACCGGTCAGCCTGGAAAGGCACCTGGTACTTCTCGGTGTAATCCCAGACGTCGTCGTGCGTCCACTCCTTGAGTGGAAAGAGAAAATCCGGTCCCTCGTCACGCATGACGATCGGCGAGTGCAGCGGCATCACGCCATAGATCTGATCGGTGTCGCAGTCTTTATGCGCCACGAAAGCCACGTCCCACGGATAATTGAAAGTGCCGCACGGGCGCATCAGGAAATTAACTGCACACAAGTAATCGCGTTGATCTTCGCCGTCTTTGAATTCGATGGTGTTTTTGAAGAGCGCAATCATCGACATCGGACCCGATGAATACTCACTCACCAGCGCCACCATCTCCGGATGAGTCTTTAGGCTTACCCGGATCGGCGGGTAATCGTGAACTTCTAACAACCAGTTGTGAATGATCAGATTAGCAAAGGCGTTTTTGCGCGGGAAAAAAGGATCACGATAATAGACGATCGGCATCCGGATACAGGCTGAGTAGAGCAAGTGCAGGAGCACCATCGAGTCTTTGCCAAACGAGCAGTTAAGGACCGGATAAGCGTACTCTTTGAGCTGATCCTCGATCCACTTGAGCGTCTCGATCTTTTTTTCCTCGATGCTCACTTTCGCTCCTCCATCTTGCGCTTGTAGTCCGCGTCACTCTCCGGACAAATCGTCAGCTCTTCACCCGTGCCAATATCGCAAGCCGCGATGATCAGATTTTCTCCGTCGAGCACATCGCCCAGAACACAATTGGCTGGCAGACCCTCCGGCGGGAAGTTCCACCACTGACTTTCGTCAATACAAAGAACCCAATGGCTATTTTTGGCGCTGAAATAGCCGCGCTCCATTATAAAAGATCGCTTACGAGGTTCGGCAAACTGCACGGCGTAATCAGATAGTTTCCGGTCCAATCCAGGCGAAAACTGCCACAATACTTCTCCCTTGCGGATCGGTTTTAACGCAAAGATTCCCAGTCCATGGATCTCGCTCTTTTTGACCTCTACTGGGATCATCATCATAATGGTTCAAAACAGCGCAACGCCACCGATCAGAGCGCCAGCGATCGAGGCACCCGCGCCGATCATCGCACCGCTCGCCGCGCCTTTGCTTTGCGCGTTCATTTGGTTAGCTGCCGCGGTAGCGTTCATTTGCGCCATCTGGTTCTGATTGACCAACTGAAGGAGTCCACTGCCCTGAAAGAGGTTCGGACTTCCCGTACCGTAGCCAGGGACTCCGCCGGCGACGTTCGCGGCGAATTGCGTACCAGTAGCCGGCGCACCAATCACACCACCCATTACCCCCTGCTGGGCACCGTAAACTTGAGAGAGCGCACCGGCGCCGGCCTGCTGCTGCCGGTAAAGCTGATCGAGGATCGAGCCTTGCAAACCGGCCTGCATCTGGGTACCGGCTTGCTGCGTGCCGATCGCGGCTTGAGTCAGGGCAGCCTGTTGTTGCGCGGCAGTGCCAAGGTTTTGCGCGATTTGCCCTTGAAGTCCGCCTTGGACCTGGGCACCGGTCTGCCCGAGTTGTCCTGCCGCGCCATACAATGAACCGGCGAGTTGCTGGTTTTGCTGAGTCGCCTGAATATCGGCTTGGGACATGCCCATGGCATTAGCGGTGCGCTGCTGCATTTGTTGCTGCACCAACGGATCAACGCCGGCTGCGAACTGCTCGCGTTGCTGGAGTCGCGCCTGCTGCACCGCGTCACGGTTCAAAACCTCGGCGGCAATTGAGCCGGTACTCCCCAGCATTCCGCGAGCTGAATAAGCGGCTCGCGCAGCCTGTGCGGCATCCTGGAGTCCTTGCTGAGAAACCTGCCCGCCAAGCGACAGTTGCTGCTGCGCCGTGTCGCTCAACTGTTGGGTGAGCGGATCCAGTTTCCCAAGTTGCCCCTGAACGGTGGCGCTCGTTTGCTGCCAGAGCGGACTGCGAGTGTCTGCCGCAGCTTGGCCGGCGATCCCGCGGATATCGGAAACTCCCTGCGCGGTGCCCGCACCCACTTGATTGGAGATGCCCTGCAGTTGCTGGTTCTGCGCGTTGAACATTTGACCGGCTTGAGACGCCAGTCCCTGCAGTTGACCGACTTGGCCAGGGGTCTGCTGCTGGGACTGAGCCAATAAACCTTGCAAGGTCGGATCCTGCAAAGCTCCAAGCTGTCCGGTTCCGTATTGCTGCAAAGCCTGTAGCTGCGGACTGGCAGCAAGTGCAGCCTGGCCGGCCGCACCGGCGTACTGCTGATAGTTCTGGAGTGCTCCCTGGCTAGCCATCTGCTGCGTTTGGTTGATGGCATACTGGGCGCCTGGCATCTGTTGCTCGATCGCTTGGGAGTAAAAGCCGATGTTAGATCCCATGATGCCTTGCTGCATCGCGTTGTACATCGGTTGATACTGACTCTCTTCCTGATAGAGTGCTGGCGCACCGCTCGTATAGGCGCCGAGCGCACTCGAATATTCCTGCCCCGGATCTGGAGCCCTGGGGGTCGGAACTGATGGCGCACCTCCCATACTTACTCCTTTATGTATAGTACTTCATTAGAGCGCTCATAAGCGTTCTCTTTCTTTAGGTTGAAATCCTTCCAATAAAGCTTTTCCCAACGGACGATCTTCGTTTTTCCTCTTCGTTTAAACGCGACCCAATCAAGTGGGTACGGCGCTTCCAGGCAGAGTTCGTAGGACGACATCGCTTTTTTGCAAAACCAGGCGTGTAACCACCAACAGTTGTGCGGCAGTCGATCCATGAGAATCGTTTTGCCGTCCGTCCAGCAGCTTTCGGCCATAAGGAGAAAATCAGGACGACGAATGATAACGCCCGCAAAAAAACAGCGCAGGATTGTCGCAGCCAGAGCGCCTTCCGGCTGGTTCTTTTCATACCACTGTTTTGCGATCTCTCCGACATTCACGACTTAGTATTTGATTATGTAATATAAAACCGCAAAGGGTTGCATGTTGTTATGCGCTCCGTTACCACCGGCAGCATTCGTGCCGGTAATACCAGTGGCTGAAGGAAGCATACTGCTGGCAGTGTCAGAGGTATTCGTTGACGAGGCTGGGGAATACTGGTTCGATCCAGCTTGGGAGCCAAAACCGCCGAGCGGGTTCACGTAGGTATGATGGTGCGCGTTCATCGTATGAACGTGCTGCGGGTCGTTAATCGAGTGAGCGTGGTTAGGCATCTCGGCGGCAATTAGCGTGTGAGTTTCTTCACCGGCATAGCCAGCGAAGCCAAAATGTGCTCCCGAGCCATAACCCACCGGCACGCGATTAACGAAGTTCGGAACTTGAAAATGATTGCCCGTAGCATCGCCCCCGTTCCCCCAATAGGTTCCAATTGCAGTAAAAAGATTAGGGTAAGTACTCGTCGCATATGGAGAACCGTCACATACCAGCCAACCAGCCGGCGGATTTGGTCCAGCAAATTGGTGGACAGTCCCTGGTGCGATTAAGAGCGCGACTAATGCATCGCTAAGCTTGGCTAGCGTGACAGCCTTGTCCTGGATCGAATTGGTGTCGACCTTGGTAATAGTGTCCAAGAGATAGCCAACTTGATTTTGATCGTCGACCGTTTGAAACTGTCGACCGGTCGATAGCCCGAGCGTTCTCGCAGCAACACCTGGGCGATCAAACCCAATCGCCGGGTAATAGCCGGTATTTGCTGCATTCCCAGAAGTCAGGCTCACACTAACCGCTGGGTTCGAAGTGTAAGCCTGTCCGACTACCGTATCCACAGTGTGGAAGAGAGAGCCAATCCCGCTATCTCCAGCTTTGTTAACTGGCGTGTACCCGAGATTGCCTACCGCAGCGCCGGCTGCCAACGTTCTCCCATCAATCGCACCGTCGTTGATATCGCCGTTGTTGATCGACTTCGCCTGATAAGCGCCGGTTGGCACGACGTTTGGAAGAAACAAGCTTGGTCGCGCTATGCAGCCGTCCTGGAGCATGGTCGAATCGACACTCGGCGTCGTAATGAAAAGACTCGGGTCATCGACAAATTCCGTTGCGACTTCGCCAATTTGAAATTTCAACCGGCTAAACAGAACATTGTTGGCTGCAACATTCAGAGCGCCCGCAGGTAACGCGATTGCGATCAAAAGCCCATTGGCGACATTCGCTATCGCCACACTCGCCAGATCAATAGTTGCCGTACAATATGTCCACGTAGCATTTGCCCCGGTCTGTAGATTAACGGAAGTCTGGAGCGTGATCGCTGCGAAATTATTGAACGCGTTACAGGTGTAAATATTGAGCGTCGGTGACAGGGTTAATCCCGTGGAATTGTACACGTAGCCCGAAAACGTGCATTTGCGGCGAAGCGTGGCGCTCAAGTCGCCGTTGATCTGCTGCCCGAATTCTACCAGCCCAACACTCGCAGCTCCCTGCACCTCGGCAGTGAACAGACTAAATTGATCCGGGACCACAGATGATCGCAGAAACGTAACAGGCGCGCCAACAGGTCTACATAACCAGTAGTTCGCATTCGTTGTCCAAACGTTTACCGGGCAACTAAGACCGGCCGGCGTTTTCCAGAACGAGCTGTAGAAATTGCCATTCCGAAAGAAGTTCTGGTCGTTGACCGGATCTGTGAGCGCCAATTCAACGACCGGAGTCGCCAAGAGGTTTAGTTTGTCGACATCCAGGATGTCCTTGGGTCCAAACTTGTATGATGGTTTGACGATGAGGTCTGCCATAAAATTAAGTTTGTGATCGAGGATCCCTCTGGTCTTCGTAAGCATCCAGAGACACTTGGCGGATCTGAATCGCGCCTTGGGTGTTCTCTATCTTGAACTGGATGTAGCGAGCTTTGAGCCCGATAGGGAAACGCTCAGTTTCTTCCTGCATCCGCTCGATTTGCACTCCGTTGTAGCCAAGCATGAGCGGCAGTCCAACTGAGTAATCCTGGCGTCGACCGTTGGCGTGATCGTCGTTGGAGTTCAGTGGGTTCCAGAGCGGCATATTCCAAGTTTTGTACTTCGTGCGATTCTTAGTCTTGCCGCTCACGAGCACTTTGGCGTTATTACCGTCTGGATAAGCTTTGACGGTGAAGCTCGGATTCCAGGTCGCGCAATCCATTTCCATGCGCTTGAAGAATGACCGGTTGCCTGGCCCGGCATAACCACGCAGCATTATGGAAGTGTCAATCTGATACTCGAAATCGTAGCTCGGACCCATGAGATCGGTTTTGCCTTGCTCGAGCAAAAGAATGATGCCTTTTTGCCGATCGATAGCGTAGAGCCGGCGCTCTCCGTCGTAATCCATCTTGATCAGATCATCGATACAAAAGTTCGGATCTCCGAACGTGTCGATCGATTCCCAGAAACCGCTGACCAGGTTGTAGACGATCAAGCAGTTATTTCTCACTGCGTTCTTCAGCGGAATCGCGAAGTAGAGTCGATCGCGGCGATACTGAGCTCTGATTAGGTTTGCTGCGTTCCAGTTGATCGCATCGATGACAGGTTTAATCGAGTCGGACACCGGAACCTCTTCTGGTTGGGGAGTGTTGACAAGCGCCTGGCTGATCCGGAAAACGCCGGATTGACTCATGAAATAAATGTCGCCACCGATGTCCACCACAGCACGGCGTCCAACCAATCCGAGTGAGCCCGGGAGTTTTGCCAGCGTTGCACCGCTCAGATCGCCGCTGACATTCGTGACTCGATAAATTGAATGACGCTTAAAACAAATGACCTGCTGTTGTTGCCAGGGAAAGACTCTGACGAGATCGTCTGATTCACCTTGATTGATCTGGAAATCGTCAATGGTCCAGTCGTACTCAACGTAATCGGCAATGTCAGAAACGGCGATTCGATCTTTGCCGTAAGGGACCAACATTCTGTTGGCGGCATTCTCAGAATAGTAGGCATTGGGCACAGTTGCCCGTCCACCGGTTGGAGGTGGAAACGCTTCCCAATAAACTGACCAATCTCCGTGCCAGAGCAACGGCGTTTGCAGCGCGCCGCGCCAAAGGAAGAACACGTCAAAACATTGGCTGAACTCGACCGAATCTGTAATTGTCTCAGATAACGGAATGAACCGCGGAAATTCGCCGTCTCGCACGAACCAGACACCGTTTGAAACAGCGACTGCCAGCCATTCGAGCCCGTTCGGATTAGAAAAGAGCCCAACTCCAAAGATGGTGTTGTACTGAATCGTGTTGAGCGCACCGGGGCACAAACTCCCAAGCCGCGTCTCCAATCCTCCGTTCTCGACCCGGACATTGTAACCTTCGCGATAGAACCCAGGCTGCATGGAGGCTGGATCCTTGCTCTTCATGTCCATCCCGGTGAAGGTCGCGTCTCCGTTCGGAGTCTCGACCTCATTTTGCCTATACCGGAGTGGTGCCCAGCGTGACATTTACTTTGTTCGACCAGTGTAGGGGCTCGGTTCGTCCGGACGGGTGTCATCGCTGACGTCTGGGCTCATCGGCAAATTGTCCCGCGGCGTTACCGTAGGTTTACCGTAGACTCGCGGATTATCGGGACTATCGTGTTTCGGTTTTGGAGGTGGCATTTTAGGTTTGGGGTTGAGGTCCATACGGACTCGGGGCAGGCGGGATTATAGGTGCCGGGGCAGGCTGCGGGACTCCACCCGAACCGCCAAACGGAGCGGGAGCGGGCGGTATGGCAGGCGGTGGCAATTGCTCATGCGCGGGTTTTGGCGATTGCGCCTTTTTCTGCGGATAGATTCCTTTAGGATCCGAAACATCGTGTTTATGTTTATTCGGGGGTGGCATAGGTGTTTCCTTGTTAAATTTCAGCGGCGATTTGTTTTAGCCTGGTGATGCCGCCCCAGGCTTGCGCGAGCGTGTTAGCCGTATCGAACCAGGTCTTTGGCGGCATCCATTTGCCGATCGAGCCTGGGAAAATCAGGTAAACAATTATCTTGGACTCGGTTCCGCCTTTCTTTGGGTCGGGGTCAATTGCGAGTGCCTTAGCCAGGCGTATTGAACCTTCGCCGATCTTCGAGCTCGGGCCTACGTCGCCATAAATTGCATAGCAGTTGTCGCCGGTCTTCGAGTTGTAGACCAGAGCTACATCGCCCAGCTTGGCACCATTGGCATGATTGCCAGGGAGCACCAGGAACGGTATTGAGCCGCTGTCCATGTAGCAGTACGGCGAATCGGAGCTGTAGGCGGGATTCGTGTGACTCGTGCCGCTGACGTACATGCCAGGATAAGGGTCATAGATCGCCTGTTTAATCGGATAACCTTTGCCATCTACTGGGCCGCCCCACCAGTTGCCACCCTGGTCATCGCCGCCATTTGCGGTATAATCGATGCCTGAATTGTTTGGTCCGTAGGCATTCGAGGCGCCGTCTGCATCAATCGCGAAACCCGCCTTATAGACGAATGATTTCGGAGTACCGGTGACCGAATAAATCGTTATGCCACCGACTGAATCTATTTTTGTTAGGTCGCTCATTGGAAAGTTCGTTGAAACCAATTTGGTCCGTTCTTTTTAACCTGTTTAATGGTCTTCTGAAGCTGTTGGCGTTTAGCGGCTAGTGCCGCTTCCTCTTGCTGGATACGAATCTTATCCTGGGTAGTGACGACCTTAGATCGCACCATCGCTTTAGCGGCACTGGATTGGCTAGCGGCAACTCCCGCAGCGTTACGTGCCGCCGCAGCGGCATTGGCCGCGGTATCAGCCGCGTTTACCGCTTGGATACTGGCTGCGTGACTCTGGTTGCTCGCATCTAAGACGGTATGACTGATTGCTAGCACACTCTGACTGATTGTATGACCTTGCTCCAGACTTGATGTGATATCGTCCTGAATCCGGTTAACCCGCTCCAAAACTCCGTCCATTATTTTGGTTGCGGCGGTAAGTTGAATCGCTCGAGTACGTTCTTTTTCTTGAGCTTTCATCGCCTGCTCTTCAGCAACCTGCGCCTGTTGGCGCACCAGCACGAGTTCCTCTTGCTGGGCAAGCAAAAGCTTGCGCAAAGCGTCATTGGTTGCTTCGATCTTTGTCCAAACGATCGCCAAACTGATCGCTACAATGCAGAGGTGGAAACCCCAAAAGAGCAGGTCATTAGCCGTGTCGGCACTGAACCGGCGCCGTTTGGGCGGAGGGACAATCTGCGGTGTATCGAGCGGATTATCTGCCGACTGGCGCGATATCGGCTGCTCGCTCGATACGCTCCAACCGTTTGTCGATCCGATCAAATATGACGTTGTTGCGTTCAATGATTTTTCCCATGTCGCTGACCATTGTTTTCAGAGAATCGATATATTCCTTGCGTTCGTTTTCGTTAGCAGTCTGAAGTTTGGCTAAATCCGCCCGCGTGCTTTTCAGGTAAAGCCAGCAAATTCCGAGAACGAGCACGAACAAGCCTATGTTCAATGCCTGGATTGGCCAGGAAGAAACCCGCTCGACGTTTTTAAGTGCGTCATCTATCATCTCGCTCCCAACCGCTAGATAAAACTGGTAGCCCAAAATCACGATCATCATAACCTGGGAACGCACCAAGACGTAAGCAACACTGGCTTCATGCATTCATTAACCCCCTGCGCTGCTTTTTCTCCGTGCCTTTGATGTTTCCCTTGTTCTGCGATGCGTAGAAGACCCGCTCACCCTTCTCCTTGCCGTACTGGTCCTGCATCGCCCGCTTGATTTTCTTGCCCTTCTTAGTCAGTGGCATTGTGTCACCTCGCGTATCCTTGCCAATTATCCCGTTGCCCCTGCTGAAGTTGCTGCTGATCGAAAGCTTCTGAGAGATAGCCGAACGCTTGGGTGAGCTGGTCCGGAGCTTTCTCGTTCTGCCCATCGACGACGAGCGTATCGGCAAACGCGGCCTGCGTGACGAACCTGGTCATCGGATAAGGGATCCGGAACATCGTCCACGAGGCGGGCGTCAAGCTCGGCTGCTGTCCAACGTTTTTGTCGATGCTCGAGATGTAGGTATCGGTCCCGTCAATCGTTGCGTCACCGGTATTGTACGTAGTCGTAGGAACCCACTGCGATCGGCCAATGCCGGGATAGGGGATCCGGAATAGCAGCCAGACGAAAGTGCAGTTAGAAGTTGCAGTGAATTCCAGCCCACGGGCGCTGATTAGGAACTGCTGGCGGATCTTGTGCTCTTGCTCGTAAGGATTCTTGTTCCAGGCGCCGAATGCCGTACCGACCGGTGTCTTTCCCGGTGCCTGCCACGGGATATACCGCGGCGACACGTTCGGGTTCGGTGCCCAGATAGCCGCGTTAGAGAGCGGTGCGCCCGTGGTCATCACAAGCGCCTGGTAATAGGCTTGAGTGCCAGGATCCCAGACAATCGAGTTCAAGGGGTAACACGCAGTGACGTCGTAATCGGGCGCAAACGCGCGTTGCTCGCAGAACGTGGTTTCGATGAAGTCGTACAGATCCCAAGCCTCGCGCAGCCGGTCATCCATGAATCCCAGCATCTGGTAGGCTGCTTCCGGATCCATATTGGCATCGTCGCCGGTGGGCACCAGACCTCGCCGGCGGGCGACGTCATAGAGGATTCGCTGCGTTGAGTAGGCAACATTCATCGACGGTTCTGTTTAAGATTCATGGCCGTCTGATCATCACCTTTCTCGACTTCGTAAGAACTCTTACGTCAGGATTATCAGCTTTGAACTCTCTTACGAACTGCTTATCGTTCCAGCAGTCTTTGCCTTCTTTCTTGACCCAGTGAAAGAACACCTCCGGATCGACCCGCATATGGAGCTCACCCAACCCGTCCATAAACATATTGTCGAGGCGTTCAGTGGCGGTCGCGATTCGCCGTTGGCTTGCGAATGCCAGTTCCTCCTCGGCACGTTGTTCGTCGGTGAGAGTCCGAACGAAATCTCGCACGAACTCTTCACCGCGAGCTGCCGCTAAGTCAGCGGCGAACTGTTCCCATCCCAGAATCATTTATGCAGTAGGCGCGATTTTTCCTAAGCCGAGCGGGTTGTAGATAACAAGCCCGCAGATTGCGTCGACGTAGCCCCTCGGTCCACCACCTAAGTCGGGGTTTTCTTTATACCCTGGCATTCTGTTGTACCGCAGCTCGAACTGGTCCCAGTCAATCAGGTATCCGCGCCCGTTAAAGACATTCGCGATCGCCGAATCCTTGGCCAGGAACAGCGAGAGGATCAGTTTGACTGAGCCAAAGTCGCCTTGCCAGAAATCGACCGTGTTGATGATCGCCTTGGAGTCTGCGTCCTGGTTGAACCGGCGCAGCGGCACCGTCGAGACACTACTAGGGACATAGGTCGCGAAACTCGAGAACCGTTTCTTGAGCGCCGTGCCGCAGATCAGATCGAAATCTTTCTGTTGCCCGGTCTGCTGATAGATCGATTCCATGGCGCCATTGACGTCGTCTTCTATCATCGTTGCGGTGGTCATCGTAAGGATCGAGGTCAGCGGCGTAAGAAAGGTAGCCGGACACGGCAAATCAGTCTGTGCCGTGTTAGTAATCCACTTGCCAACCCCACGGGTCAGATAGGCTTTAGTCGCGCCGTCATCAGCCTGGGAATCCTGGTCAGAGCAGAAAGTCGCTTCCATCGAGCGCTTCAGCTCCAGAATGACCTTCTTAATCGCCCGCTGCATTTCAGCGTGCCGGCCCACACCGGCAACGTCGCTGACGTTTTGGGCCATGTCGCTCACCATGAACGCCTTGCGGAATTTCTGGATCCGCCCGTGAGCCTTGGCCCGCTTCGCGGCCGGGTTCACGTAATCGGTAGCGACAACGTCTATGCCATCGATAATACCCCCAAGTTGAGGGTCATCGTAGGCATCCATCTGCCAGTCATAGATTGTGTTGACCGGCTCAGACCCTTTCGGGCACATCGAGGAAAATGGTGTGTTTTTATAGTCCACCATTGCGATGACATCGGCAAAATCCTCGCGTTTGCCGACTTGATTGATCTCCAATAAACCTGCCATTTGTGCTTCAGCTTTTTGAGCGCTGAGCACGTGCTTCTGCCCCACCTGCAATCAGGGAATCAACGAACCGGTCCAGCGCTTTGCTGGAAGGGTCCGTTGCGATTGCAGAGAGTTCTTCGCCGCTCAACGCCCGAGATTTGGGAACACGTGGTGCGGCTGCAGGTTGCGGAGTTGCCAGAGGAGGCGTTTGACCGTTACCCTTTTGGGCTGATTTGGCTAAGCGGACCTTCCGGCCCATGATGGCATCGCCAATAATCAACGCTATATCGGGAAACTTGCGGCATTCAGGAAACACTTTTAACCAGGAAATCATCTCCTGGTTATCAACGCTTCCCGCCTTGAACAGGGACGGATATGATTTAAGCGCCAGGCTATCAAAATCAGCTTTGGCATCGATGTACTTATCCCGCTGAGGGATATGTACGGAGAGCATCTCCTCGGCATTTGCCAGGATCCGCTTTACCTCGGGCCCATCCAGAAACCTGGTCTTGCCTTCTCCGAGATCGACGTTGCCACCATCCAAATTCTGAATAGCCCAGCTCTTAGCTCTTAAAACGAGCTTTACTCGTTCTTGGAGTTCAGCCCTGGTTTCAATGCCGGCGAGCGGCGAGTCCGGAGTCGGAGCAACCGGTGGCGGAGCGACAAACTTGGCTTTCAAGTCCGTCAACTCAGCCTCGAGTGCGGCGGCTTTTTCCTCGGCACCCTTGCGCTGGGCGGTGAGTTTATCGATCCGTTTCTGGACCGAATCTGAAATTTCCTGTTTAGGTTCCTCTTCTGGCGGAGGTTCTTCCACCTCGGGAGGTAATTCC